CTAGGCTCCCGCTTGCCGCGAGAATTGCGCAACAAGCTCAATATGGGGGCTCATCCGGAACTGGTCGACAATCTGCAGCCAGTCGCAGCGATAGCCACCATCACACAGGATTGCCGCATCGCGGGCAAAGCTTGCCGGGTTGCACGATACCATCGCCAGCCGCGGGATGGTACTGCGGGCCAGCATTGCGCATTGCGCGGCGGCGCCACTTCGCGGCGGGTCGATGATCGCGGCGTCGAAACCGGCGCATTCGGCGATGGTCAGCGGGGCGGCGGCAAGGTCGGTGGCGCGCGTTGTCACGCGCGCACCAAGCCCGCTTGCATCGGCACCAGCCTTCAGGCTTTCCAGCGGTGCTGCCGCCGCTTCGACGGCGTGCAGCCGCGACAGGCGGCCAAGCAGCGGCAGGCTCAGCGTCCCGCAGCCGGCAAACAGATCAAGCACAGTCTTTGCATCCTTGGTGATCTCATCAACCGCCGCCTGCAGCCGGGCCTCGCCATCCCGGCTTGCCTGCAGGAAGGCTCCGGCCGGAGGTGCGACTGATATGGCGCCAAAGTTGACCGTCGGCGGGCTTGGTGCATAGAGCGGGATTGCCCCGCCAGTCGGGTCCAGGCCATCGGGGCGTCCTGAACCATCCGGCAGCAGCGACAGCCGCGCCAGCCCCACGCCGCGCGCCCATTCGGCAAACGCCGCAAGCAGCGCTGGCGATCTCTCCAGCGGCGGCGTGTCGGTGACGCTGTCGGCTTCGATCAACAGGCAGACCCCCTGATCAAGCAGATTGGCCTGCGCCGTGAGCATCATCCCGACCGGCAGATGCGCATCACCAAGCGCCTTCAGCGCTTCGGTCAGCGCCAGCAAGGGTGGCTCAAGAATGGCACATCCGCTTGGCGCGACAATCTGTGACCCCTGCCGTTCATGGAAGCCAACTACGCTGCCCGCGACGAGGCGTTTGATATGAAAGCGGGCGCGGCGTCGGCTTCGTGGTGGCGAGACATGGGTTGGCATTATTGCGCTGACCGCGACGTCGGCGTGATCCAGAAAATGCGTCACCTGCGCCATTTTCCAGTCGGTGGTCTGCGCAATCCCCCAATGCTGAAAGGCGCAACCACCGCAGGCCGGAAAGGCCTCGCAGCCCGGTGCCTGCCGGTCAGGCGCTTCGCGCTGCAGCTCGATCACCCGCGCCCTGATCCCTTGGGCGGACAGGCTGAGCGGCTGCGCCAGAACCTGCTCGCCCGGCAATGTCGCCGGAACGAAAACCAGATGCTCTTCGGTGCGATAGTGATGCGTGTAGCTGGCGCGGCCAACGCCGTCACCGCGGCTCCCGATATGCGAAATCGTCACCGTCAGCGGCGCCGCGTTCTTCGGCAGGCGGCCTGCCTTGCGGTTGTCTTTGTTCCGCTTTCGCGGCCTCGCATGGCGCGGCATGATGGCTTGGCCCCTGGTTTGGTGGTTCAGAACAAGTCGCGGTTAAACAGCCATGACGGCACTGCCCAACCTGCCTGTTTTCACAGGCTGCGCGCAAACCATACCACACGCCCGACGATATGCACCTCATCAATGCGCCGCTGATAGTTGCTGTAGTGGCTGTTCTCCGACGTCAGGCGGAGGCGCTGCGGCTCGGTATTCGGGATCAGGTCAAGGCGCTTCGCAACCAGCCCGACCCCGTCATCAACGACAAAAATCCCCGGCGGCGAGGGCTGTGTCTGCGCGCAATCGACCATCACGATATCGCCATCTTCCAGCACCGGCGCCATCGAATCCCCGCGGATCGTGATCAATCGCAGGCTGGCGCTGGGGCTTGATGTAATCTGGCGCAGCAGACGCGTTGGAATCAGGAAGGGGGCGTCGCCATCCTCAAGGTCGGGCGCGTCGGGCGCGTTCAGCGCGCCACCGCCGGCGCTTGCCGCAACATCATCGAAAAAGGCGACCGGCGTCTGCCCGCCCCGGACCGTCACCAGCGTGTCATCCGGATCGAGAAATTCATCATGCGCGCAGCCGACAAGCATGGCCAGCGCGTGGCGCAATTCTTCGGGCAGGCGCCGTGGCGAGCGGCGGTGAACATATTGCTGTAGATAGGCATCATTGCGGCCAAGCGCGCGCGACGCTTCCTTCAGCGTCAGCCCCCGCGCTGCCAACGCCGCCAGGACCGCATGCCGCGGCGCATCAAGCTGGCTGGACTCGGTTTGGCTCAAATCCGCCTGCCGCGACATCGGCTCCGATGGCGTTGGCGTCCGGCGCTCGCCGGCACTCCGTTGTTTGGGCTTGCTGTCGCCATTCTTCATGCCTGTGCTACCCCACTGATGCCCTTGTTCAAGACCCGATTGGGCAAAATCGCCCCTTTCAACGCCACTTCACGGAATTGTGACACCATCTCCGTCCAGCCCTGCGCCAGCGCCGGAAAAACGGGCCTTTGCGGGCGCTTGTCGCGGGCAATTCGAGGCCCTTTACCCCCTTTGGCTAATGGATCTGTCGGCCCGAGATTGTTAGAACCCTCTTGTCACTTATAGGAAATATCCTAAATAAAGGCAAGTCGAAAGCAGTCTTTCGCCTGATCCGCTATGACGCCGACGCCTGACGCCCGGGGAGGGCCGATAAACATGAGTAAGATGACAGGAGGCACCGCCATGCCGCAGCATTCTCCACGCGCCGATCCGGCCACCAAACCGACGGCCCGCCCCAGGCCATCTTCCCACAGCGTCGATTTGGCAGCGATTCGGGCGATGGCGGCGCGCCTCGAGGCGGCAGCTCGCACCCTTCACGCCCTGCCGCCCGACAGCCGCCTGCGCCCGGCTGGCACGCGCAGCGCTTGGCCTGATTTCATCCAGAAAAGCCGTTTTCTCGCGGGGCAGACCCGGATGCTTTCGCGTGCCTGTCCGTCGCCCGCAGCAATTGATGATGCCGACCGGCTGCTTGATCTGCTCTGGGACCTTGATGCGGATCAGCGCCGCCTTGTCTGGGCCCGCGCCTGTCACATGCCCTGGGCCGTGCTTGCCAGTCGGCTTGGCCGCAGCCGCTCCAGCCTGAACCGTGACCACCGGTTGGCGCTCGCCCGGCTGTGCGCGGCCGCGGCCGTTCGCCACCCTGAACCGAAATAAATTTGTCTTCGAGTCATTTTTTGCTTGACATTTGGCACAAATTAGGATATTTCCTATTGTACGCTAGGCAATTTGGGTCAGCCAGTCATCTGCTGTTTGACCCCGCGATGATTTTGCCGGTTTTGGCCCGGCCCGACCCAACCCCATCTGGTCTGATCGATTGCCACCTTTGTAACTGTTTTCGTCACTGTTTTTCGTTTTTGCCGCCACGCCCTCGGCCGCCGTCCTTCGTCGTCGTCCTTCGCTGTCATGTTGGGGCGTTTGGCGCAGGCCTGTCCAGTAAGGGGATCACCGGGTTTGACCGAACCGAATGATGACATGCCCGACTGGCAGCTTGTCTTTCTCGACAATCTGCGGGCCACCGGCAATGTCAGCGAAGCGGCCCGCAGCGTCGGGCGGCGGCGTTCGGCGGTCTATGCGCTGCGCCGCGCTGACCCCAGCTTTGCCAGCCTCTGGGAAGAGGCTCTCGAAGACGCCGCCGACCGGCTCGAACGTGAGGCCTTGCGGCGCGCTGTTGAGGGTACGCATGAAGACCGCTTCTTTCAGGGCCAGGCCGTCGGCGGGATCACCCGCTATTCGGACAGCCTGTTGATGTTTCTCCTACGGGCCCGGCGGCCCGGCCTTTTTGACCCGCATTTCCGCGGCCGGATGCCGGTGCTGAGCGAGGATGATGACCGAATCAAAGCCCAACTTGACCGCAAGATGGAAAAATTTGCTGACGCGTTTGCCACCGGCCGAACGCAACCGCCTGCTGACGAGTCTGAGCCCGGCTGAAGCCAGCTTCCTGCTGCATCACTGGCCGGTCTGGGCGCGCCCCAAACAATTGCCCCCAACCGGCGATTGGCGGGTCTGGCTGCTGATGGCGGGGCGCGGCTTTGGCAAGACGCGGGCTGGCGCCGAATGGGTGCGCTGGCTGGCCGGCGGGGCGGCGGTGCGCCATGGCAGCATTGCTCTGGTTGGTGACACCTTTGATGATGTGCGCCATGTTATGGTCGAGGGGCCATCCGGCCTCCTCAGCATTTCGCCGCCGCACCAGCGGCCGGTCTGGTACCGCAGCCAGCGCCAGCTTGTCTGGCCCTCGGGTGTCATTGGCCGCTGTTTTTCGGCCGCCGACCCGGATCAGCTGCGCGGACCCGAACTCGCCTTTGCCTGGGCTGACGAGATTGCCAAATGGCCCTATCCGGCGGCGTGGGACAATCTGATGCTGGCCCTGCGTGCCGGTCAGCAGCCCCGCTGTCTTGCGACCACGACGCCGCGCCCCAAGGCGTGGCTCGCGGCACTGGCCCGGGCGCCTGATACCGCCCTTGTTCAGGGTGGTACGGCCGAAAATCAGGCCAATCTGGCCCCGGGGTTCCTTGCCGCGATGCAGGATCGCCTCGCCGGTTCGCCGCTGGCCCGTCAGGAACTTGACGGCCTGCTCCTCGACGAGGTGCCGGGTGCGCTCTGGTCACGCGCCCAGCTTGCCGGACTTCGCCGTCCGCCACCGCCGCGTCAGGCGTTGCACCGCGTCATCCTTGGCGTTGATCCGGCGATGGGCGGGGCTGGCGAGACCGGGATTATCATTGTTGGCAAGACCGCTGACGGGCAGATCTGGGTGCTTGCCGATGAAAGCTGCAAGGGGCCGCCCGGCGAATGGGCCGGCGCGATTGCCACCGCCTTTGCCCGCTGGCGGGCCGAGATGGTTGTCGTCGAGGTTAATCAGGGCGGCAATCTGATCCGCACGCTGCTGGCCCAGAGCGGGGCCAGACTGCCGCTGCGCGAGGTGCGTGCGATGCGCGCCAAGGCGATGCGCGCCGAACCCGTTGCGGCTGCCTATGCGCGTGGTGTCGTCTTTCACGCTGGCAGTTTTGGCGCGCTTGAAGACCAGATGTGCGCCTGCGTCCCGGGCCAGTCGCAGACGCCGTCGCCCGACCGGCTCGATGCGCTTGTCTGGGCGGTCAATGCCTTGCTGACCGGGATCGAAACGACCGTTACCGAACTTGGCATCTAGGGTGCGCAACGCTGCCCTTGCTGCCAGTCCGGATTGCATCCGGGCCCAAAGGAAAGGACCTGAATCTGTGCCTCTTGATGACAATATCGCCAGCCCCGGGGTTGCACACCGGGCGATGGCGCTCGAGCTTGAGCTGATCGCCGATCTGATGGGCGGCACTGCGGCGATGCGGCGTGCTGGTCAACGCTGGCTGCCGCGCGAGTCCGCCGAGAGCTGGACCGCCTGGCGGGCCCGCCTGAACCGCACCGTGCTGTTCAACGGGCTGGCCCGCACCATTCACAGCCTTGCCGGCCGGCCCTTTGCCAGCCCGGTCCGCCTCGATGGCGGCGCGCCAGATATGCAAGCTGCCGCCACCGATATCGACCGCGAGGGCGCGACCATTGCCGGTTTTGCCAGCCAGATGCTCCAGGCGCTGCTTAGCGACGGGCTGGCGCATATTCTGGTCGACCGGCCGGCCACCGGCGGGCAGCCCTATTTTGTTGCGGTGCGCGCCAACCAGCTGATCGGGGCGCGCCGCGACGCCGACGGGCTTGCCGAGATCCGGATCCGCGAAATGCGGACCCGGCCAAACGGCCGCTTTGGTGAGTCGCTGGTCCCGACGATCCGCCGCATCGACCGGACCGGCTGGGACCTCTGGCAGCCCGCCGCAACCCTTAATGCTGCGCTTGCAACATCACTTGATGGTGGTGGTCTCGACGGCCGCTGGAAGATGGTCGGCGAGGGGCGGCACGATTTTGCCATGGTGCCGCTTGTCACGATGAACACCGCTCCGACCGGCTTCATGCAGGCACGCCCGCCGCTGATCGATCTGGCCTGGCTCAATCTGGCGCATTGGCAATCCTCGTCTGATCAGCGGCATATCCTGCATGTGGCGCGCGTCCCGATCCTGTTTGGCCGAGCGCTGCAGGTTGCCGATGGTCAGATCGAGATTGGCCCGAACCGGTTGATCCTGGCTGATGATCCGGCGGCTGATCTGCGCTTTGTCGAACATTCGGGCGCGGCCATTGCCGCCGGGCGGCAGGATCTGGTCGATCTCGAGGATCGGATGGCCGTTCTTGGTCTTGAAATGCTGCACCGCCGCCCGGGAAATGACACCGCGACAGCACGGGCAATCGACGCCGCCGAGACGCATGCGACGCTGACCGCGATCATTCAGGTTCTGCGAGACGGAATCGGCGCGGCACTGCGGCTGATGGCCGAGATGATAGGGCTGCCCACCACCGCTGCCGGAACGCTTGTCATGACGCAGCAATCGCCGGTGCGCGATGCCGCCGCTGCCGAGGCGGATCTGCTACTGCGCGCCCGGCTGGCCGGGGAAATCAGCCAGTCAGCCTTCCTTGGCGAGATTGCGCGGCGTGGCATTTTGGGGGCGGCAAGCGCGTCGCCAACTGATCCCCGCGACCCGAAGCCCCTAACGACCCCCAAGCCCCGACCAAAAGGAGAGAGTGATGACCGACCGAACATCTGAAAAGCCGCCCGGGAAATTGTCCGTGCCCGAAAATCTGTCCGGGCAGGTGGCGCCCCCCGAACCGCACCCTGACTCGCAACCCGGCCCCGAGCCCACACCGCGATCCGACGCCGAAAATCGCCCGGCGCGCCCCGCCGAAACACGAACAGCGTCGGCCATCGGGGATCTGCAGGCGGTTAGCCCTTTGCAGGCGGTTGGCCCTATACAGGCGGTTGGCCCTTTGCAGGCGGTTGGCACTGGGGCTGGCGGCACTGCCGAGGCCGCAATGGGCAGTTGCCTTATCAACGCCCAGGATTCGGCGGCGATCAATGCCAATCTGGCCGGGCTGGCGGCGGGAACGGTGCGGCTTGTCGGCTGATCCGACCCCTCATTTTACCGCGGCTTGCCCGCGTTTCCCCCCGCAGCCGATCCAACCAAATCAACCCAGAGCGAAAGTCATCTCAGAGCGAAAGCCAATCTAGACTGAAAGGAGTCGTCCCTTCATGGCCAACCAGTTTGAACAATTGATGCCCCGCATCATCAGTCGCGGCTTGCTGCGGTTTCGTGAAACCGCCATCCTGCCACGCCTCGTCAATGCCAGCCTGACAGCCGAAGCCGCGCAGCGCGGCGACAGTATCAAGGTGCCAATCAGCCAGCCGATCACGGCCAGCGACGTCGTGCCGTCGCACCAGATGCAGGCGCCGCCTGATAGTGCGATGAATTCGGTGGCGGTGCCGCTTGATCACTGGAAACGCGTCGCCTTCCATTTGACCGACCGCGAGATGCTGCAGATCGAGGCGCAATCCAGCTTCATCCCGCTGCAGATGGCCGAGGCCATCACCGCGCTTGCCAATGCCGTCAACCAGTCGGTGCTTGATCTGCATCCGGCGATGATGGGTGCGATCGGCCAGCCCGGCCAGACCCCGTTCCAGCCCGAACCCGATTCCGCGCCGAAGATCTTTCATGGGGCGCGCTGTGCTATCGAGGCGCGCAAACGGCTCAATCTGGCGGCTGCGCCAAAATCCGGCCGCTTTGCGATCATCGATTACGAGATGGAGGCGAACGCTCTTGGCCTGCCGCAATTCCATGAAGCGCAGAAGGCCGGTTCGGATAGCGTGCCGATCGAGGGCGAGATCGGCCGCAAATTCGGAATTGACTGGTATGCCAGCGATCTTCTGCCGCATGTCACGACGCGCCTTGCCAAGGTCGCGGTGGCCGTGGCGGCGAAGCGCGGCGACCGCACCGTGACTCTGGGCACCGCGCCAACCACCGTCAAGCCGGGCGATATCTTTGTCCGCGACGGGGCCGAAAAGCCGCTCCATGTCGTCACCGCCGTGACTGCGGTTCCCAATAATTCCGACGAATGCCGTGTGACCCTTAACCGGCCGCTTGACGCAAATCTCTCCGACACCACCAAAATTGCCTTCAGGAATGATTTCCGCGTCGGGCTTGTGCTGCACCGCGATGCGGTGGCGCTGGCCATGCGACCGCTCACGCAGGGCGGGCTGGAAACCGGCGCCAGCGGCCATATCATGGGCGTCACCGACCCCGAGACCGGGCTGTCCCTCCGGCTCGAGGTCAGCCGCCAATACAAGCAGACAGTCTGGGAATTCGATGTGCTCTGGGGTGTCGCGCTGCTGCGTCCGGATCTGGCGATCAAGCTCTATGGCTAGGCTGCCAACCAGCATCCAGCCACCCCGCAGGCGCGCCCCCGCAGGCAATGATCTGAACTCTGCAACCGGGCTCAAGGTGGTGCTGTGCCATTGCCGGACCGAACGGCATCGGCTGGTCTCCCTGCGCCGCTATCTGCGCCATCGCTCGGGTCGCTACCGGAACTGGCTTTTGGGGCGCGGCAATGTCCTTGTCCGCCCCTGCCTGACGATTTCCGAATGTCTGTCGCCACAGCCGGGGCGTCGTAAGCGGGCGCGGGGGCTGTCATGACCCGCCCGCCCAAACCCGCTGTCGTGACCCCGCAGGCAGGTGGCAATGCCTATGCGACGCTTGCCGATGCCGAGCGCTGGTTCGCGGCGCGCCATCATCCGGAATGGGCTGCGGCGTCGGTTGCCGCCCGGAGCGGCGCGCTGATCCGCGCTGCCGAATGGCTTGACCATCATTTCCGGTTTCGCGGCACCCGCCTTCGCCCCGACCAGCCGCGCGCCTGGCCGCGAAGCGGGCTTGCCGCTGGCTCGCGTAATCCGGTTTCGGGCCTGCCGCTTGCCGTTGAACAGGCCTATTTCGTTCTGGCGCTGGCGCTGCTCGAGGGCGACGCCGCGGCCGAACAGCTTTTGGGGGTGCGTGGCGCCATCCTCGAGGAGCGGATTGGCAATGTCGCCGTCCAGTATGACCGCGCGGGTCAGCGGCAATCGCGCCTTCTGGCTCTGCTCCGGCCCTGGCTGTGCGATCCCGGCCAGATTCTGGTGACCCGGTCATGATCCCGCTTTCTACTGCACGGATCAGCGCCTTGCTGCATCGCTATGGGCGGCGCGCCGAATTGCGCGGTGACGGCGCGGATGACGACCGGCAGGCGCATGCGATGCGGCTGCTCATCAACGCAACGCGCCCGCATATCCATCCCGATCTGCCGGCGGATTCGGTGCTTGCCGACGGCTTGGCGCTGTCAGGATCGGCCGAGCCAGTCAGGGGTGATGTGATCCAGTTTGATGGCGCGCTCTGGCAGGTTCGAAGTGCTGTCGCGCTTGATGCTGATCGGACCCTTTTCGAGCTGCAGCTCTCGCAAGCCGTCGAGGCGGCACCATGAGCGCCGGTCTGCGCCGTGAACTCGCCGAAATTCTGGCAATTGTGCTGGCGGGTGGGGTGCCGCTCTTTGGCGATAATGAACTTGTCCGCGCCGACCCGCTGCTGGCGAATGGTCCCGCGTCCGGCTATTTGCGGTTTCGCTTCAGCCTTGATTCCGCTGGCCAGCCCGAGCTTCTGGGGCGGGATGACCGGCTTTCGGGGGTCCTGCAGCTGATGCTGGCGCTTCCCTATGGCAAGGGAATGGTGCAAGCCGATTCGGTTCTCGCCAGCCTTGGCACCGGG